GTTTATCAGCCAGCCCAAGTATTTCATCATCTCCGAGTTCGAGCATAAGCTCTTCTGTCAGCGCATCACCGTCAATTAGTTCAAGTGTATCTCAATCGGTAAGCTCTAGTGTTTCAGCCAGTCCTAGTATCTCTGCCAGCGAGAGCAGTTCATTATCTGCTTCATTGAGCGCATCTCAATCGGCAAGTATTTCAAGTTCAGCAAGCGCGTCAATCAGTCCCAGTATTTCCTCCAGTCCGAGTAGCAGTATTTCAAGCTCTTTGAGTGCTTCACCGTCTATTAGTTCATCAATAAGCGCTAGTATTTCAGCGAGCCCAAGTATTAGCTCGTCATTGTCGGCTTCACCAAGTCCATCGGCAAGCCCGACTTCAACAGACCGTATCTATTATGTCCTGCACGAAAACAGGACTGAAGTAATCGAATTTGAAGATAGAATTGAAATTATTAGTCACGAAAATAGAACAGAGGTGATATGAACACTTATAAAAAAGATCCATCCGCTGTATTGGATTACCAGTTTGATTGGACAGATTGGTTGGCAACGTCTGAAACCATAGCCACTAAGACGATAACCGCATCAACTGGCTTGACTGTCGATTCATCAACCATTGGCACGGGTACAGTGACCGTCTGGCTATCCAGCGGCACGGCGGGAACTAAATACACCGTAGCCTGCCTGATAACCACCAACCAGGGTCGTACCGATGAACGATCAATCACAATTCAGTGCCTAAACCGGTAAGGAGATCATAATGTCAAATTCAGGACTTATTGCTGATGCCCTATTACAGACTGACCCCAAACTGTATGCCTCAATTGACGGCGGAAATTCATGGAAATCATCCATAACTCAAAGAGGTGCAAGGGTAAAACTGTACCGTGACTACGAAAGGGGAGATCACCGGGCAGATATGACTGACCAAATGCGCAAGATGCTCCGACTGACCGCTGACGATGCAGACCTGAAAGACTTTAATGATAACTACTGCGGGATTGTTATTGACAAAATGTCAGGCCGAATTTCAGCCAAAGAGATCAAAACCGACAGCCCGCAAACTGATGAAAGCTGGCTTGCACCATTGCTTGAAAAACAGGATTTTCAGGCGGCAGAGGGCATGTGGTGGCGCGGTGCAATCCGGGACGGTGATGCCTTTGTCATGGTCGATCCGCAAACATTCCTGTGGTCATCAGAGCCATCCTATGACGGTTTTTCCGGCATGGTGGCAATCTATAACCAGATGACCCGCAAGCCAATATGGGCGTGCAAGTGTTGGGCGGAGAGTGACACCCAGGACGAGACAGAAGAGGCCACAAATAACACGAAAGTTATCTACCTTGTGGTTTACCAGCCAAATCAGATTAGTTTCTGGAAAGGGTCTGAAAGCGGCGAGGTAGTAGAGCCGAATAATATCCAGGGCAACGGAAAGGCCTTGAGTAAAACCAAATCAACTAATATCCGCCCGTGGCCTGCCGAATTGAAAGGCGCGTTACCTTTTGTCAGCTTTGCCAACCAACGGGACAATTTCACCCGCTACGGCTATTCTGAAATCCGGGTAGCAATCCCGTTGCAGGATGTGTTGAACCGGACTATTTACTCAATGGTCATGGCTTCAGAGTTTTCGGCTTTCATGGTGGCATATTCAATTGGCATGAAGATCGACCCGACCGGCATTGTTCCCGGTGCCATAATCAACATGACATTGAACAATGCAGACGGCACGCCGATCACGGATTTTACGCCCGAGCAGATCGAATTTATGAAAACCTGCAAGGTCGGTCAGTTGCAGGCTTCAGACATTTCGCAGTATACCAATCAGTTATCTTCTATCGTCAAAGAAATAAGCCAGGCAACACAGACCCCGATCTATGGTATTACCGCTGCCGGAGTGATTTCAGGGGATGCACTCAAACAGTTGGAAATCGGCCTGATCGGGAAATGCCAAAGGTTCCAGCGGCAAAATACTGATTCATTGAAAGAGTTGATCTTATTAACGGCATTGATGGAAAGGACTTTTGACCCAGGCCTTGGAACTCCAGAAATAAAATCCGTTTCAGTAAACTGGAAATCTCCAGAGCTTTTGGATGTGGATGCAGCTATCAAAACATTGATCCAGATGCGGAAAGATGCACCGGGACTTTGGGCTGATAGTTTTTACCAGAACAAAATCGGGCAGCTTATGGGAATGTCTCAAATTGACATTGACAAAGAGATCAAGGCAGTTATTGAACAGGCCGATGAGGAAGCGGCAAATGCGACCGGCGCGGATGGAGGATTGCCGCAAGGCGGGGATGCGAGTGATGAAATCGTAAAGGTTATAAACGGGTTGGCTGGAAAAGTGATGGAAGATGCCACTTGACAAAGTGTGCTATAATGAATTTGCTTAGTGAAACGAGGTATTTTTTATTTGCCTAAAGAAATCCGTTACTCATGTAAATACCCGTTCACTAAGCAAGAACCGGCAAAGCATGGGTAGCGGATTTCTTAAAAAGGATGAAATGAAAAAAAATATCTATGAACAACTTGACAATATGATCATCACTGATCAAGAATTAAGAGATGCCTCAAAAACCGGGTACAAAACAGGCGAATCGTTATTTGCTTTCATTGTTGACGGAAGAAACCAAACATTACCTCCTGGAGAATGGAAAGAAAAAGGAATAATCATAGACGAAGACGGGATAACTAATATCCACGTATATTTGCGCGCAGATAAATCTCCAATCACATGAAATCAATCAATGATTCCGTAAACGCCGCGCTTGACATTGAGTATGCCAAAGCCGCCAGCAAGATGCTTCAAAAGATCGGCACTCTTACCAATTCGCAGACATCCGATATTCAGCGGGCATTGCGCGACCTTGACGATGAAGCCGCGCGCCTGAATGAAGCCGGTGAGCGCATGACGCGTGATAACGCCTATCTGGAAAAGGTGCTGCGATTACTGGCCGTCGCGTTTGTGGCCGCCGCCGCCTTAATTGATGATAACTCAACCAGGATTGAAGAGAGCGGCCAGATCATCGCGCCCGTTGCAGTCACGGCTAAGATATTCGCACAGTTGACAAAGACCGGCGGCAACCCGGTATCACCTGACAAGCTGCGGGCATACATAAGGCAACTGGATAAACTCGGAGTAGATTGGACGGCTCCGAAAACACTTGACTTTGCCCGGAAGTACACAGAATCAGCCGCATGGAGCGCGCGCATGGCGAAGTGGGGCGAAGGATATGCGGACTTGATCAGCAAGTCTGTTCTTGACGGCATTGATGCGGGCTGGGGACCGAAGTATACCGCCGGGAAACTGCGGCAACTGGTACAGACCATGCCGAAATACGCGGCGGAGAATTTGACCCGGACGCTGCAATTGACAAGTTATCGAGAAGCGGAAGTTGCTATGGAATCTATCAATGGCGGATTTATCATCGAGAAGGTACGAATAGCAACTCTTGATGAGCGCACATGTTTGAGTTGTATTGATCTACACGGTTCAATCGTTCCGAAAGGAGAACGTATAGATGACCATTTTCGGGGGCGTTGCAGTTCATTTTTTAGAACGCCAGGCGGAGATCCATTCCCTTCACAGATGCAGGTTGATAGCACGCCGGGCAACCGTCAATTTGTCCCGTTCCAAAAGGGGTCTGATTGGTTTAATTCTCTATCCCCCGAACGACAAGCGCAGCAGCGTTCATTTGCGCAATCACCGGCAAAGTTCCGGGCGTTTCAGGCAGGTGTGTCACTTTCATCTTTCCAGGGCGAACACACCGATTCTGTGTTTGGCAACATGCCGATTGAGTTATCTCTAAAGGGTGCATTAGGTGAAAGTGCAAAGGATTTCTATGCCATAAACCAGGAGTAGTTGACTATACATGATTGCGTAGTATACTTAGAAAAACAAACAGGAGACCAAAAGATGACTAAACATTATTATTCATGGGGTTTGTTTTCAAACGAAAAAGACGAGGATGCTAAATACCGTTGCATCGGTAAATTGTTCGCTGGTTTTTCGGTGATCATGATCAACAAGAAAATATCGGAAATCAAAATAGAAATAAAAACGGTTGAAAATGTCGATGTAACCGGAACGGAGGAATATATAAATGCCGTGCATAAAGGAACTATAGTCGTGAACGGAATACAATGTATTGCCGGAGATTACACACTGTATTTATTGACGGCTACGGAGGAGTAGAAATGGAAGAAAATATTCAATATCTAATTGTTGGCGCTGCTGCAATGTTGCCTTTGATAATAATTGTCGGAAGTTTTATTTATTTGCTCAAATGGAGTGCTGATTATCACCGGCGTGAGATGTCTTATAAATCAACTGCGCGTCCAGATTGGAGCAAAACATGGAAGAAATCCTGGTCGCCATTTGACCCGCTTATTCCGCTTTATCACGACAAAGGCGAATTCCCTTGTGGTGGAATTGCGTTCAGTTCGCACGGTAAACTCAAGACCGGTGAAATTATGGAATCTGCCAGGGTTATTTATCCAGATGGAAAACACCCGGTTCATGGGTTGCAGATCGTATGTGGTAATTGTGAAAAGCCGCTTATTGGAGCGCCGACACTAAATCTTTCGTACCATGATGAGGACACCCCATGCCAATAACCAGCCTTATCCTATCCGGCGAATTCTACCGGCCTGATGAAAAGATGCCGGATGAAGATACATTCCCAAAGGTAATAGAAATTGACAGTAACGATATTATCAAAACGGAATTTACCAAAGGCGGGTTTCATCCAGATGGGGCGTGGACTAGCGCGGAGGTTATTCCTCCTCAAGATATCCGTTTTTGGTCTTACGACATGACGATCAAGGAGGCGTGAAATGAGCAGCAGAAAATATATCCTGAAAAAAGATATTGTTATTCCGGCTGGCACGGTCTTCACTGAGCGTTTCGGCAAGCGTGAGTATGGATCAAATTGCTACCAATCCCCTACGTTCGGATTGACAAAGGATACATCGGGAGATGTATTTTACGGCATTGAACCAGATGATCCTGAAATGAAAGAATGGTTTGAGGAAATAACTACTCATAAATTGATGTACAATGATTTCAAATCCCCTACTCGTGGCGAACACGTAAAACTCGAAAAAGGAGAATTGTATGCCAACAACCACAATACAGTATTTTGAGTACAGTCATCTTCCACTGCAATTGCAAAAAGTAAGTAAGCCGTTTTCAGAGCTTGCGCATTTGATGGAAGACACTTTGCCGGATGGACCTGAAAAATCCGCCGGTATGAGAAAGCTCCTTGAAGCTAAGGATTGCTTTGTCCGGGCAAACATCGTGACGAAGGAAGCCTAACATGACCCCAACACCTGAAGAAATCGCGGCTGCTGCCGCAAAGACCGCCGCCGATGAGGCTGCTGCCAAAGCCGCTGCTGAAGAACAGGCCAAGAAAGACAAAGAGCTTGCGCCTGTTCCTTACTCGCGCTTCTCGGAAGTGAATGAGGAAAAGAAAGCCCTGGAAAAGAAGTTGAAGGACAAAGAGGATGCCGAAAAGGCCGAAACCGAAAAGCGGCTGGCTGAACAAAATAACTTCAAGGAACTGTACGAAAAACGCGGCAAAGAAGTTGCTGATTTGACACCTAAGGCTGCCCAGGTCGAATCGATGGAAAAGACCTTGCAGGAACTTCTGGCTGTAGAGATTGCAGAAATTCCAGAAGGTAAACGCAGCCTTGTACCCGCGGAGTTGACCGTCCAACAGCAATTGAACTGGATCGGCAAGAACAAGGCCATCCTGAAAGCGCCCGGTAGTTTCGATATCGGTGCTGGCAAGTTGGGTGCGGACGGCAAACAGGCCGCCGCTCTGGAACAGGGCGAAGTTGACGCAGCCTCCAGTTTTGGCATGAATCCAGAAGAGTACGCGAAGTACAAAGACCCGCATTACTCGAAAGCAAAGGAAGCCAAGAAATAACCACACCGCCCGGACATGAAAAATCCGGGCGGTTTTTATATAAATGATTGATAACAAAAACCGGGCTATTGCCCGGCTAATTTCTTGATTACATCTGGTGTCAATAATTCTTCTTGTTCTTCGTGCGGCATATCTCGGGGAATGTATCCCCATATTTCCATACCACCCGCGAGAGAAAGAACGTGATACGAACTTGCTCCGTCTATTCCTGTTCCAGCTACCATACCAACGCGACGCAGACTCCAAATCAACTCATCAATATCAATGAATTTTCTGCCGGGCTTGCTTCCGCCTAGCTTTCCGTTCTGTGCGCTGGTGATAGATTTACGCTCTGACTTTGCAGAACCGCCTAGCTTACCGAGTTCAACTGCTGCTTGATTTTTCATGGTGATCTTTCTCCCGGTCTTTGACCCGGCCGGGAGGGTGTTAATCTATGCCTCTGAATATTCAATCACATTTTTGTCTGCATCCAGGATTTCTTCGAGATAAGACGAATTCTCTTCGGGAATGTCGATGAAGCCTATGTCGTTACCCTGTCCATCGTAATTACTAACCGTGTCGTGGAAATCCCCATTGACAGATTCGGCGATGGCATCAATTGCCTTTGATCCAGTGTTGTCTTTGAAAACTATTTTGTAACTTTTCATTTCGTTCTCCTTTTGTCTAACTTCCTTTGATGTATATATAATACCCCTAAGCGGTTAGGTTGTCAAGTGGCAATGTAATATAATCTGTAACTAAAAAACAAGACGAATGTCATAGATTGACAAATTACGAATAAGTTCTATACTATTTATGTGGCGCACGGTTGGAAGCTGAAATCTGGCCGCGTATTATAAAAGATCGGCGGAAACTCCGGCCGGTTCGTCTTTTTCAGCAAATGCAATATATATCATCCTCCGAGCCGCACTCGTTAAAAGCGTTGGATGATATAGCCCGAAATAAACAAAACCCCTCTTCCACCATCGTTGGTGTAAAAAACGGACAAATGGGGAAATTGATCCGTTTTTATATTGAGGAGAATAATTATGACCGCAGCTCCAACTTATACCTGGGAGTTCAACAGCGACCTTTTTGGTAATCGCGTTCCGGTGATTGGAACGTTTGGATTGACCGCCGCGTCTCTCTTGAAAAAGGGGACATTGGTTTCAATGGTAAGCGGGCTTATTGTTGCCACGACTGATGGGACTGGGCAGTACATTTTCGGCATTGCTGCACAGGATATTGAAACATCTCCGACTGAAGCCGATCCCGTGAAGGTTGAGATTATCGCGCCGGGCATGGTGATCAAAGGCACGGCTGTTTCAACCGCCGCCGCCTATTCCGGCTTTACGGCAAAAACATTTGATCTTGACGTTGACGGACGCTTTGACCCGACAGATACAACCGGTGGAGGTTTGTCTGTACTCCGAACTGAAGACTCTGGCTTGACGGTTTATTGTCTGGTTACCGTCGGGGCTATCATAGGATAACAGGAGCGATTATGGCCGCACCTACGTATACCTGGTCTTATGTAGAAAATATCTTTGGGATGACTGACGTTCCCAAAGTGGTAACAATGGAAGCATCTACCAGCCTTGAGACAAAGATAGGAACTGCACTGATTATCACAAGCGGGCAGTTGGATGAAGCCACAGCAACAGTAGTCAAGTTGTTTGGTCTGGCAATGGAAGCCACAACCGCCGCCGCAACAGCAGCCGATCCAATCAAGGTTATGGTCTTACGTCCCGGTGATGTAATCAAGGGCACGGCGGACGCTGATGCTTCTACTCTCTCTGGCTTCAATGGCATTCTTGGCGATTTTAACTCGAATGGTTCATTGGATGTTGCAGATACTACTGATGGATGCCTCGGTGTTTTACGTACTGAGGACTCCGGTCTAACCGTTTACTGCGTTCCCTCCGTGGGCGCAATTATTGGATAAGGAAAATAAATTATGCCTACACCTATGATTTCTGAACAATGGCCTCGTTTTGTACTTCCCATCATCCGCAAGGAATGGGATCAGTCCATGAACGCTGTTGCCAGTCCGTTGATGTCCCTGATGGGAGTCGAAACTTCGCAATCCAGTGTTGAATATTCTCAGGGTATTGGTACTTTCGGGCTTGTACCGGAATACAATTCTGCTACCGCTGAAGGCGCGCCCGCCGCGATTGCGTACGACACTTTCAATCCGCTGTATGAAGCAACCTTCACGCATAAGGAATATGCGAAGGGCGTTGCTATCGAGCGCAAATTGGTTGACGACAATCGAACCGGTCAGATCATCCGCAAAGCCCAAAGCCTCGGTCATACTTTCGGTACAACTCGCGCCGTTCACGCCTCGGGTATCCTGAATAACGCATTTGCCACTGTAACCGGCCCGGACGCTGTTTATCTGTGCTCTGCCTCGCATCCAACCAACAAAGCAGACAGTACCGCGATTTCAAACCTCGGAACTACCGCTCTGTCTTATGCCGCCGTTGTAGCAACCTTACTGGCTGGCGCTGACATGAACGATGACCGCGGTTATCCCATGCCTTCAATCTTCAACGTCTTGTACGTCCCTACCGCTTTACAGGCGAAGGCATTTGAGATCGTGAACGCACTCGGTAAACCTGGTACTGCTGATAATGACGCCAATTTCCTGCAATCTCAGAACCTGCGTGTTGTGGTTGATCCTTACCTGACTGATGCGAACAACTGGTTTATGATCGATGCCGCACAGGCCAAGATGCACTGTTTATGGTTCAACCGGGTAAACCCTGAAATTGCTTTATCTGCTGATAGTGACTTCAACTTGGTTGCAAAATATCGCGGATATATGCGGTATTCATTCGGGTGGGACGATTTTCGGTTCATTTACGGGCATTCAGTTTCCTAAAGGAGCATGATATGACTACATTTGGAGACATGGTAAACATGCTCGGAGGCGTGCCTGTTGCCGGTGGTTTAGGCGATGTGGCATTGGCCGGTGGTAAATGGTATTTCTGTGATCCTACGCATGGGACGGCGAATGCGGATGCAACAACCCCGGAAACAGCCAATAGTTCATTATTGACCTGTTACAACAAATGCCGGGATGGATACAATGACGGCGTAATCTTCATGGGTGGATCAACCGCATGGAATCCAGCCGCTTCCCTAACATGGTCAAAAGATTACTGTCATTTGATTGGAACTTCTGGTCAATTGGGAGTTGGTAATCGATGCCGCATTGTTGGACTGGCTGCCACTGCCCTTTCCCCTGTTGTGACTTTCTCAGGTGATGGGTGTTTGATCAAGAATATCCAGATCAATAATGAAAAAGCCGCAGGCGCGGCTTCTGGTGTAGCAATTATCACCGGACAACGGTGTATCTTTGAAAATGTATTCTTCATGGTTCCGACTGCTACAGATGCCGCATCGTATTCCTGTAAACTTTCGGGCGGCGAAAATGCGTTTATCCGATGCACTTTCGGGCAGCACACGATTGTACGCACAGCCGCATCATACAGCCTGTGGGTACACCTCGGAGATGGCGATAATCAGCGTAATAAATTTATAGGTTGCGACTTCCTGTCTTGGTCAAGCACGACTGACCATGTACTCG